TTAGATCATTACATTGATGAAAGCTATGGGCGTGAAGTTACATTTTCAGTCAGTGCTAAACTTCCGTGTTCTGGCGAAAAGTGGGAAGATGCTATTAAACCAGAAGTAGTGTGCGAATATGAACAGTATGGTACTACCTACTTGAAATTCGTCGTGGCCACAGAAGAAGATATCGCAGATGCCGAACGTGCCATAGATGAATTCCAGCAGGCAGGATTCACAGGTCATGTCTACTTGATGCCGGTGGGCGGTGTAGAGAGCGTATATTCTTTAAATAATAAAGCAGTGGCCTTGGCAGCTATGAAACGTGGATTGAGGTATAGTGATAGGCTACAAGTGCCGCTTTTTAAGAATGCATGGGGGACTTAATGGGAATATTTGATAGATTTAAGAAAAAGACAACAGCAGAAGCGGTAAAAGAAGCGGCAAAATCAGCTAAACAAATTGCCACAGAAAAAGGCGAGTCATATGTAAACATGATAAGCATGGAGGTTGACCCTAACGACATGCAAAATGGGTCATTTGAATTAGACTGGAACGATAAATTTGTTGCCGATTTAATTAGACATGGATATCAGATGTCTCCAAAAGATACAGACTCTGACATAGTAGACCGATGGTTTACTGCTGTCTGTCGTAATGTGGTATTAGAAACTTTTGAACAATACGAAGCCATGAACAATCGTGTGGTTAAATCACGCGATGTGGGAGATGGTCGTAGCGAGGTAAGTTAATGAATCAACCCAAGACAGTGATAGTTTATATGCTGACAAGGGATACCGGCAGCAGTGTGTTATTTTACAAAGCCCACACCCCACTAGGCTGGAAAGACAGATTTGAAACTAGAGAAGCGGCGGAAAATGCCAAATATTGGTGTGAGCTAGCCGAAACCAACAGCACAGTCAAATATGATGTGTTAGAATTAGAATTACTCAACCCGGATTATTTCAATGATATTTAATAAAGTTAAAGGACTTAAGGCAGAGGGTAAACGAATAGGTGTGACCTTCTCGGCATTTGACATGTTACATGCCGGACACATAGCCATGTTAGCAGAAGCTAAAAATCACTGTGATTATCTCATCGCGGCGTTACAAACGGACCCTACTATAGATAGGCCAGATACTAAAAATAAACCCGTACAAAGTATAGTCGAGCGACAGATACAACTAGCGGCGTGTCGTTATGTAGACGAAGTAGTGATATATCAAACCGAGCAAGACATTGTAGACTTGTTATTGATATTGCCAATTGATGTTCGCATACTAGGTATAGAATACCAAGATAAAGATTTTACCGGAATGGCAGAATGTTACCAACGCAACATTGAATTGGTATTTAATGGAAGAGACCATAGCTTCAGCTCTAGCAGTTTAAGAAAACGTGTAGCAGAATCGGAAACCCTGAGATTGTTAAAAAAATGATGCTATATGTAAATGGTAGCACTCATGTGTCGGCAGCAGAAGCAACCAATCCCTACATATTTGCGTCAGATGATCCTGTGCTGGCATGGATGGGCCATTTGCCGCATCCAGACAACGTGTCCGTCAGTTGGGGTAAATTACTAAGTTTAGCTCTTAGGGCCGGACTACACTGTGCCGTCACTAGCAATAACGATAATCTACAAATTATAAATGAAACCAAACAGTGGTTAGAAAATGGCCGCAACCAAAATGAATTAATAATAATAATGTGGAACGATTGGATTGATGAAAAACTAGAGCATGACAGCATATACTTGTTTCATCAACAACTCAAGAATACAAATAAACCACATTTATTTTTAAACAGTAACACCTGCTTTAGTACCAATCTTGCTCCGTACGATTGGGGAGTAAATTTCCTCCAAGCTTACGATCCTAAAATGACCTTTTCCAATTTAATCAAAGATAATAAAATGTACACAGTATCACCAAATAGTCGCCATTTTGGTAAAGATGCTCATAGCTTTTTTAATCGTTATGTGTTACAATACATTATCACTAACAAATTAATATAAGGCTTATATGAACTACTTGCTTGTTGATACAGCAAACTTATTCTTTAGAGCCCGTCACGGAGCTTTCCGAGGTACTGATACTTGGGAAAAGATTGGTATGGCTCTGCATATTACATTAATGGCAGCAAATAAAATGGCACGTAGATTTAATGCGGATCATGTGGTTTTTGCTCTAGAAGGGCGTAGCTGGCGCAAAGATGCTTACAAGCCTTATAAAGCTAATCGAGCAGTTGCTAGACAAGCATTAACCGAATCACAACAAGAAGAAGACCAAATGTTTTGGGAAACTTTCGATGCTTTGAATAAATATCTTTCTGAAAAAACCAACTGTAGTGTTATAAGGTGCGCCACAGCAGAAGGTGACGACATCATAGCAAGATGGATTGCGTTACATCCTGCTGACGACCATGTGATTATAAGCAGTGACACTGACTTTGTTCAACTGCTGTCCACAAATGTAAAACAGTACAATGGTATTACAGATGAATTGATCACGATTGAAGGAATATTTGATGCGAAAGGTAAACCGGTCCTCGACAAGAAAACTAAGGAACCTAAAAAGATACCGGATCCAGAGTGGCTTCTTTTTGAAAAAATAGTTAGAGGCGACCCGACTGATAATGTTTTTTCTGCGTTTCCGGGAGTTAGGACCAAAGGTACCAAGAACAAGGTCGGCTTGGCGGAGGCGTTCGCAGATAGAGAAAAACAAGGATACAACTGGAATAACATGATGCTACAACGATGGGTTGACCCTGATGGGGTAGAACACAGAGTATTAGATGACTACGAAAGAAATAAAATGTTGGTAGACTTGACAGCACAGCCAGAAGATGTTAAACTTATAATTGATACTGCCATACGCGAACAAGTTAGTCACAAAGATGTGGGACAAGTGGGTGTAAGATTCCTTCAATTCTGCGGAAAATACCAACTCAACAAGTGTAGCGAAAACGCAGAAAGTTTTGGTAGTTGGATGAATGCCACATATACAGGCGCACTAAATGGATAAGACTATACGTATTTTTAGAATTGCATTGGTTTTGTGTGTGACAATTTTGTCAGTGGTAATGTTTGTGATGTTAGATGATAACACAGTCAAGTATGACTGTAGTATGTTGATTGGCGGATGGCATCCGGATGTATCAATCGACATACAGAAAAAATGTCGAGCAAGGATGAATAAATGACATTAGTAGCTAAACCTATAGTTGATAAACAGTTTTGGGTAATACAGAGAGATGAAAAGAAAGTTGGCAATGTAGAAGCTTATGCCGGTGGATATCAAGTTAAGATAAACAATCAGGTAGTGGCTCAATACAAAACTCTTAAACTAGTTGAACGCAGCATTGATATTCAATTTGTAGCAGCCAATAAGCCCGCTAAAAAGAAATTGCCAACACACGAAGTACACGGTTATCCAACAAGCGGTCGTGTTTATAACCCTATGTGGGACGTGCCACAAAAGTTACCTGTTTATACCAAGACAAAGAAAAGCAAAAGTTGGTATGCTGCCGGGTGGTACACTGTCAAAAAAGGTCGCAAGTGGGAAGCTATGCAAGATCCAAAATTAATCCTATTACAAAGATACCCTTACAAGGGACCATTCCATAACAAAGAAGAGGCAGAACCAAAATGACCAATCCCTTTTACGATTCAGAAAAATTCATGACAGCTTGCGAACAAACCGTTACAGGCGTCAACGAAGACCAATTCAAAATGTATTGTAATCTAATCTCAGAAGAGTACAATGAATTGCTAGAGGCATTGGCGCAAGATGATAAAGTCGAAACACTAGATGCGTTGGTGGATATTTTAGTTGTCACCATAGGTGCCATACATTCAATGGGTGCCGACGGAGAAGGAGCATGGCGCGAAGTAATGGCCACTAATTTTTCCAAAATAGATCGCAGATTAGGAAAAGTACGCCGAAGAGACGACGGGAAGATTTTGAAACCGGACGGATGGACTCCGCCTGATTTAGAGAAATTTTTAAAGAGAGAACATTGAGCTTACATCTACAAAAATTTATAGAAAGAATAAGGGGCCACGATGCTCGTGGTGTCAAGGATTTCGTCATGCCAATGGTAGATGCCAAAGGCATGCACGCTGACCTTACTGAACTTTTATTGGAATTAAAACAACTTAAAGAATCTGCCGCTACATCAAAAAATGACATTGTGGCATTTAAAATAGATGGTGGAAAATTTTAATATGCGTCTATATGTTGTATAAATATTAATATGCATTTAACTGTTAATCCCACGCGGCAGGAGAGATTCAAGTGAGTCGGCCTAAACCAACCGTACTTGCGGAACTCACCAACAAGTCCACTTACAAAAGCGAACAAGTGTTGGCTTCTGACGGAATTTGGGCGGTTTATTATTCTAATGAACCCATTAACTTGAAAACCAGTAACATGCTGGTTCAGTATCCTGGACCTAAATATAAAAAGGTATCATTTAGTAATCCAGGACATGCTATCAATCTAGCTAAGAAACTTAATCAACAGTTTAAAACCGACCAATTTAGTGTGGTATTGCTAAAACAAGGCGACAAGATATTTCCGTAAAGTGCGTAATAAAATAGAGTTTACCAAGCAATTAGTAGATGAATTATCTAAGATACGCGAAGTAACTGTGGATTTTGCCAAACTATATTGGTGGTTCAATCTTCGCAACACAGGCGGATTTCGACTTACAGATGAAGGATATCATGTTCTGGCGCACGAACTAAAGCACAAGCACTACGAATTCCCTGTTAAAAATACCGTTAGGTTCACTCCAGAAGTTATGTTAGCATTAGATCGTAAGCTTCAAATGCCGTATTATATAAAGAGGTACAGTGGAATGGTTCGATCCTACAGCGTGATATTTTTTGGAGACCAAGAAGCCATGTTGATCAATTTGTATGGCGATTTAATAAAATTTTTGGATAACTATTCGGTAGATTAGTATCAAAAAATCAGCTAAACTGTATTAGTTCTGCCAATTGGGGCTAAATATTTGTATATGGACCAGAAAACAAAATCCTTAGAAAAGTTTTCATCTACGCTCAAGCGTATAAACAATTCTAATGATAAAATATCAAAGTCTAATCAAATACGTGAGAAAGCTTTTATATCTGCTCACTGTCGCGGTAATCCACCAATTGACAATAACGTCATAAAAGGATCTAACTAATATGATTGAATTAACTGCTGTAGTAGTTGTAACTGTAATTGTGTACTCTGTAATCGAAATCAAAGATTATATCGATTATAAGTTGCATTAATATTGATGCTGATGATAATGTCAGTGTCTGTATGGTAACAGAGATGTTACATTTTTTAAAAAAAGGAAAAGAATGAAAAAGTTATTTTTAATGGCGATGGTAATCGCAAGCACAGGACTGGCGCAAGCACAATCCAACGTAACACTATATGGAACTTTAGATGCATCTGTATACAGTATCAATAACTCATCAGGTCTGGTAGACTCTAGCATGACATCAAGCTTGTGGGGCATCAAAGCCACAGAAGATGTTGGTAATGGTACAAAAGCCGTAGCCAATATTGAAGGTGATCTGCAAACCAACAATGGTGGTATGAATCAAAACGGTCTGTTTCGTCGTGCGGCCTACGTGGGCTTGGCTAACAACCAATTGGGCGAGATTGATCTAGGGCTTAAAATCAATCCAATGATTTCTGCTGCCAATAGCATACTGCCATTAGCAGGTAATAGTGTAAACTTTACGACAGAAATCGCTCTAGGATATGCTGACTTCTTTAACAAGAATGCGGTGACTTATTCCTCTCCTAAAATTGCCGGAACAACTGCTACTGTACAATTTGGATTGGGTAATCAAACCAGCGCAGATGGCACTGATATCGCATCAGGTAGCGTTACGGCTTTTAATTTAATTTATTCCGGCATCAACAACTTGAATGTAATCGTTGCTGGTCAAGAACGTCATAATGGCGGAGCTGCCAATGTGTCTGCGAATAGTAATAGTCCAGGCAAACTTACATATCTTGCTGGTGCTAATTATAAATTGGGTAACTTGTCTGTCGGAGCTGGTTATGTATCCAACAAGACTGATACAGGCACAGCAGTGGGCAACGTTAATGCCGAAATGGTGGGCGTTGGTTATCAGCTGACTCCGGTAGTACTGTTAGGTGCTAACTATGTTAGAACTAATGACAATGCCAGTTTGACCAATGTGCAAGCTCACTATAGTTTCAGCAAGCGTACCGAAGTGTATGCTCAACTGGGATATGCTCAGAACGGCGCAACGACAAGTAATCCTATTGCTCCTATTTTCCAAACAACTGGTACTAGCCCAGGCGTAGATATCAATGGTTACTCGGGAGTAGCCGGACAGAATCAAACAGGTGCTGGAGTTGGTATCATTCATCGTTTCTAATTTTTAATTAGTACACAACCCGCTTCGGCGGGTTTTTCTTGACTTTTTATTATAAATATCGTATAATGTAAGTATTGTTGTATGAAGTAAACCGAAAGGTGTTGCGGACCCGGGGGCAGAGCCCGGCACCTCCACCATAAGCATTTTGTTACAGAGTGTTTATGGAGGGGGTGACACAGTTTCGACGTGGCAATAAGTAAGTAAACGGACAACACGAGAGTTGACTGACGTAATCAGCAAAATTTTATAACTGCAAATGACGAGTTATTTTTGGCTGCCGCTTAAAAAACGGTAAGTGAGGGCAATTATGCCTAGTAACAGAAAATAGTATAATAGGGGCTTCGGCCCCTATTTTTTTGGATATTTTTAAGGAAAAACCTACTAAGATAGGGTTATATGGTTGACATTTTGTTACATATAAAGTATAATATATGTATTACTTAAAGAAAGGTTTGCTATGGCAGGAGTATCCAAATCAATTTACTTAACGATATACAAAAAAGGCACACTAAAGACAGAATTCGTAAAGGTCTTTTTTAATGCCAAAGATTATAACGCTTATGTAAAAACAGATGAGTTCCAAGCTAAGTGGCCCAAGGAAGAATTTGATCTTATAAAAGAGATTTATTAGCAAAGATATGTATGTCTATGTATAATAGACTTGGACATATTATTGATAAAACTCACCGGTAATTTTGTTAGTTATTGTATAAACATAAGCGTCAATCATAATTGTCCTTTGTTTAGTTATTTAGGAGATGTATTATGCCATCAGTTTTTCTTTATTCAGATCCCCATTTCGGGCATCAAGGAGTTTGTCGTTTTATGCGTAACGACGGCGTTACCAAGTTACGGCCATGGGATAATGCAGATGAGATGGATGAACATCTTGTCAAAGTCTATAACGAGCGTGTAAAGCCAAACGATAAAATATATTTTTTGGGCGATGTAGTGATCAACCGCCGAGCCTTGACTACACTAGCCCGGTTAAATGGCGACAAGGTGCTTATCCGTGGCAACCATGACATCTTCCCAGACCGGGAATACCGTGAGTACTTTCGTGAGCTAAGAGCTTACCATGTGATGAACGGACTTATTTTAAGTCACATTCCGATCCATCTAGAAAGTCTCGGTAGATTTGGATGTAATATACATGGCCACTTGCATGCCAATCGAGTTATGAAGCCACGCGGTGTCGATACTGAGACTGGTGAAATCTTATACAGTGATGAGATTGATCCTCGTTATTACAATGTATCAGTTGAACAACTTCCTGATTTTGCTCCTATACTTTTTGAAGATGTATTAAAGAAGATCAAAGAGCAAGGTGGTGAGGTTGGCTTCCGTAATGGCAACGGTACCACGCAGGTGACCTAATCAAAAATCAAGGCGGACCTGTAACCATATTCCGCCTCCGCTGACGCGAAAACAGGATGGGCTGCGCTCACGGGGTTTGATAGTTTTCCTGACAAACAAAAAACTATCACGTATTAATTTATTTCTTAATTAATCACAGTTGTGGTTGACTTTAATTCACTTATACAGTATTATATAACTTAACGTAAGGAGTCAATATGTCTAAACAGCAAAAGCAATCAAACCAGCAGTCGTCGTCGGAATTAAGTAAGACACTCGCAGGACAATTAAGTAAAATGGAAAAACGTATTTTAATTGCTAGGTCAATACGTAAAGACAAAGAAAAAATACATCAAGCACTCAAGCAATTGAAAAAAACCCAATTTTTATCTCGATAAGGAAATACAATGAAGTTAATCCAACAAGAACTACCAGATGGCAAAATTATTCCTAGATTAGAACGTACACGATATGATCCTACTAATGTCGAAGGACGCACTAGCGAAGCAGCCGCTAAACGTGTAGGCAGATATGAATTAATTATGATAGGAGCTACTAGAGCTAGAGAACTCGGAGCCAATCATGCCAAGAAAGTAATAGGCAATCACAGCACATTAGTCACAGCACTACAGGAAATTGAAGCAGGTTTTATCGACCGTGATGAATATATTATGAAGGCAATGGCACCACAAAAATCTGTCAGGGGATAAACATATCAGTAGTGTTGCCTGTGCGGTAAGGCAATGGGCAACCGGTGGACTGGTTCAATTCCAGTCCACTACGCCAAGAATTTTTAATTCACTTGTTTAGTCGCTAAGTAAAATTGTAATTAAACTGAATAATTATTCCGGTCAAGCAAACACGGTGTAGGCGGGGGACTGTTAATCCCTGAAGCCTGGTTCGATTCCAGGGACCGGAGCCAAAAATAAGGAAATACAATGAGCAAATTTAGCGACACAATCAAAGCCGCGTTAGAAAAGAAAAAAGGCATACACCACATAGAAGGTGACGATGCCCCAAGCATAGAAAAAAAGATTAAAAAATCTACTTCTCCGGCACCAAGCAAAAAACCACCAACAAGATCAGCAGGTCGAGGGCGATAAATCCAGGTTGACTCTTTATTCATACAGTTGTATAATAGTAGTATGAATAATAAAATAGACCTAAACTACGCCTGCGAAGTTATTGAAACTTTTGCCAACGTCAATGAGATGGATGGCTTATCGGCTATAGAAGCCATGGTCAAATACTACAAACGTATCAGTCCGTTAGAGCAAATGGCGCTAGAAGTATTCATGGATGAGACAAAAAAATGACATCATTTTGGGAATACTTTGAGCAGGAAGCAGAGCCTAACTTAGGTAAACGTGCCGTATCCTTTAGAAAAATATTTGAATACTTGGATACGTTTGAAACACCTATAACTATAGTGGAGACAGGTTGTTTACGTCAACCGGGCAATTATATCGGAGACGGACAAAGCAGTTTATTATTTGACCGCTATGTTTCTGATCGTGGCAACGGTAGTCATACTTATACTGTAGACTTGGATCCTGTAGCAGTAAAAACTTGTGCCAAATTAGTCAGTTCAAATACCACAGTAACTTGCTCAGATTCTGTGGCATATCTCAACTCTCTTGCCGAAGAATTTATCAATCAAGGAACACCTGTACATTTGGTATATTTGGATTCTTATGATGTTGACTGGACCTATTGGTTTCCCAGTGCCGCTCATCATCTCAAAGAATTGGCTGTGGTACAGAGATTTATAGACAGCGAAACATTGGTGGTCGTAGATGATTGCGGTGCCACTGGATTATTGTTTGGAAAAGACAATGGACAGTATGATATTTTTCCCGAAACACTAACAGTAGGTGGCAAAGGTAGACTGGTAGCAGAATTTGCCACACAAATAGGCGTTACACCTTTATTCAATCATTATCAAGTGGGTTGGATAGGATTTGGAAATAAGGTTGACGATTAATTAATTCTGTCGTATAATAGCAGTATAGTAAATTTTATAAACTTAACAAAAGGAACATAGCCCATGTCAGAAACAAGACAAGTAACAACCGTACAAGCAAGACGCAGTCTTCTTAAAGCTTTTAAAAAACAACGTCCTTTATTTTTATGGGGTCCTCCAGGTATCGGTAAATCCGAACTGGTAGCAGATGTAACTGCCGAACTAGGTGGCTACATGATTGACCTGCGCCTAGGTCAGATGGAGCCAACAGATATTCGTGGTATTCCATTCTACAACAAAGATACCGGCAAAATGGACTGGGCTGAACCAGTGGATCTTCCAACACAAGAATTAGCCAGTCAATATCCCATTGTAGTTGTATTCTTTGATGAGATGAACAGTGCGGCACCATCGGTTCAAAGTGCTTCATATCAGTTGATCTTGAATCGACGTTCGGGCAAGTATGTGTTGCCTGACAATGTGGTCATGGTTGCCGCTGGTAACAGAGAAAGTGACAAAGGTGTTACATATCGTATGCCAACTCCGTTGAGCAATCGTTTCATTCACCAAGAAATTAAAACAGATTTTGACAGCTGGCAGGATTGGGCTGTTACACATAATCAGCACAAGGATATTATTGGCTACTTAGGTTCCAATAAACAGGATCTCTATGATTTTGATCCAAGATCTAGCAGTCGTGCTTTTGCCACGCCACGTAGCTGGTCGTTCGTGAGTGATTTATTATCTGATGAAGATACAGATGACGATACTATTACTAATCTAATCTCAGGTACTATCGGAGAAGGACTCGCTATTAAGTTTAACGCTCACCGTAAGATTGCCGGACGTATGCCCAAGCCTGAACATATTTTGTCCGGTAAAGTAACTGACCTAGAAGTCAAAGAAATCTCGGCTATGTATTCTTTGGTGATTAGCATGTGCTATGAACTAAGAGATGCGGTGGAAAAGAAAGTAGCAGACAAAGATTTCCACGCTATGAGTGACTGCTTCTTTTCTTTTATGATGAAAAACTTTGAAACAGAACTAGTGATCATGGGTGCCCGCATAGCCCTTACCGTTTACAATCTTCCTTTCCAGCCCACAAAGTTGAAAAACTTTGATGCGTTTCACAAGGCCTACGGGAAATATATTCTCCAAGCAAGCGCCTAAACAACCCGGGCGTTTACGGGCTGTGGGCACCCGGTAGTTGGCAGAAGAGGCTTAGGCCTCTTTTGTTTTGGCCAGCAATTCTTCTAGCGTTTGGTCGCTACGAATATGCTTAGATTTATTGTCTGTATGCCATAGTAATCGAAGGTTAGATAAACTAGCAATAACACTAGGATCTACGCCGTTCTCGAACCCGTGCCGTATGCTGTAAATATGATCTATTTGGTAGTCGCATACTCCAAGAGGCAGGTCATCAGGATTTACAATATGCTTAAACTTTTTATAGTTTATGGCCGTTTGTCTGCGACATTGAAACTTATAGCTATCCCATTCCGTTTTCTTAGCAGGGTCTACCCATCTGCCTTTTGCTATCTCAGTCTCTTTTTTCTTCTTAACTATAGAACTATAATCTTCTCCGTATTTTTCTTTTCGAGTTTGAATGATTCGGTCAGCATACGTCGGGTCATTGTTGTGTGCTAACTGGACACCTGCGGCTACTTTCTTGCGAATCTCTTCGTTTAGTGTAGGTTCCTCTACTCCATAACGGTCTAGCATAGTTTTCTTTCGCTTGGCTTGGATAGTAGGGTTCATAATGCTACTAACGTGACCGTATTTTTCTATATTGGTTTGGTTTCTAGTTTCGATAACCTCTTTGGTTTGCCAAGGATATTTGGTTCCGTATTTGGCTAGACTAGATGCTACCTTTCGGTCCTTAACCGCTTGGCAAGAGTTAGCACTTTTAGCGCATTGATGGACAGGAGCACCCTTAAATGGTCCCGAACCTAAACTGCTTTTGGTAATATGGATTGCTGGTTTACCGCATCCGTGTTGACATAGTATCATATAGTTATTTATGCCTTATCAGAGATATGGTAAGTAAATCTCTTGACATTTATTCCTGTTTACGCTATAATAACATATTACAATAGTATTTGCAAGAGGTATTATGGCTAAAGATTTATATCCGCATCTTACAGTTGAAGTAGACACCGAACCATTTTACGCAGATTTGGTATCTAGATATACTCAACTTAAACACGGAGAGTCTCGCATTCGTGGACAGATTCGCAAGGAGATAAGCCAACGGCACGAAGATATGAGTCTTTGGTTAGTTAAGCACGGGTATCAATGCGGCAGGGATTATCAACAATCGCAGTCAGGATATAGATTTGCTACCGAGCCATTAGCTACTATGTTTAAGTT